AAACAGGGAGTTATGATGTTAAAGACATAGAGCAAATCTCAAGAGATAAAGCCGATACCTTTAAGATGAACCCTATAAGGATGAGGGCATGCCCAAAGTTTCCAGGTAGTGTGGAATCAAGAGTTCGTATTACTATAGCTAAGCTACAGACCGATGCTTTATTGGTATCCGCACAATGTCCTGCGATTAAAAAGATGTTTAAGAATCTAATATCTGAAAAACAAGGAAAGACCTACGACCCAAATCTAGCATACAAACCAAAGAGAAGTGTTTATGTCCATGCGTTCGATGCTATGAGTTACGTGCTACTTTATCATGATGCTACAACTTCTCAGGGCAGAAATCCAGCTACCGCAGAAATAATGGATATTGGTACTTGATTTTTTGTTTGTTACTAATTAAAATCAATAACATGGAGAGTATACTTAATATAGATTTAAAAAACAACCCCGACCTCTTGGAGGATTTTGACGGAGTTTCCCCTGGTGATTTGATTAAAGTTTCCGCCTGCTTCAAAGTAAGTGAGCTATCTGAGAACCGGTTGTCCGCACCCCTTGATGAAGTTTATTCAATTTCTCTGAAAGAGTCCGAAAGCGATGATGAAGAAGACGAAGACGAAGACGAAGACGAGTACGGTGAGGATGATTCGTCCGAAGGACCTGAGGTATAATTACCAAAAAACAAATACTACAGCATCGTTAATAATAGACGCCCATTATGCAAAACTTGGCATCAAGGAGCGTTGGACAGAAGAACGAGTAGAAAGATTATGCGGTTTTTTACGAATTACCCTTGGGGAACTGGGAAGTCTTCTTGGTATTCCACATGGGTGGTGGAAGGAACATGTGAAATCGACAAAAAAACTTTCGGGTCCCATCTGTATACTTTTAACAATAATAGAAAACCAATATCTGGGTCCTTATACAAAGGATACAATAACAAACCTTTTCGATTTCAATGGTAAGCAAGAAGATACTTGAGCAACACGGCTGCACGCAGGCAAGACTAAGAGAAATCTTCACTGCCAAGAAAGGCAAGGACGCAGAGACTAGAGAGAAGTTCCAAGACAAAATACAGTCTAGGATACTTGAAGGGATTCAGTTTGGAGCCAGAAACTCCAAGTTGTACATGTCAGTTGATGTAGCTTGGGACTCCTTGCCCATAAATAAAGCCACCATTCCGTTATTACAGTATGCACAAGGGAAGATATCCATTGAGCAGTGCGGGGATAAGCTTGATGGCATGGGAGTTGGTGACCAATTTTGTGATTACGACGAAGAGGGCAACCTAAAGAAGATAGACGCTATGCGGTTGTACGAAGTAAGCGTTAATCTTATACGCTCCTATGTAACTCGCCGTGTAGCTGCTCAAGTTAGTAGGTTTAGTAACCTGTTTCCCTATTTTAAATATGAGCCGAGGAGCACGAATGTAGAAGACAAGCTACGGGCTGATGTATTATCTCAGAGAGTTGAGATGATGACAGACCAGTTTGGTTATCGGCATCAGTGGGAGCAAATCATCCGTCAAATGTTCATGTATGGACACTCGGTAGCATTTCCATCAGAGGCATGGACACGAAAAGTTCAGTGGCGTCATGAGAGAAATGATATGACTGGAGAGGATGACTTAAAGAGTTATATTGAGAAAGAAGGCGTTCAGTTCTTTACTCCACATCCAACTCGGATGATGTGGGATACTTCAAAACCACTGCAAGGACTTAATAACGACCAAGGACCTGATTGGATTGGGTATTGGGACATTATTAGATACGGGGATATTAAAGATAATTCAGATAGCTGGAATGTTGATGAGATTAGTTACACAAATAGTCTCACCACTCTTTATGACACCCATGCTGACTTCTTTAACTATTATTTCTCAAATGAAGCAATGAAGTTCCCTGGTAATCAAAACAGGGATACATTTGCTTGGCAGAACGAAAGAACTGCAAATACAGGAATTTATAGTGGTGAGGATGAGGATAAGGGCATGTTTGTCAGTAATATGTACATGCGAGTAAATCCTCTGCGTGATGGTCTTGGCGAGTATCCTCACGATGTTTGGGTGAAGTTCGTAGTCGCAAGTGATGAAACAGTATTATTTGCAGAGTTTCTACCTTCACTTCCCGCTATTTATGGTGGGTTGAATGAGAATGATGACAGGTTGGCTAATATCTCAGTAGCCCATGAAATCATGCCGTTCCAAGACCAATTGAGTAACATCATGTCTAAGATGCTTCACGATATGAAGATTAGTATGATGAAGATATTTTGCATAGACCAAGATGCCTTGGATGATGATGTAAAAGAGTATATTCGTGATGCTCTATCTGAGGAAAGCTTTTACTCTAAACCTAAAGCATTATTCTACTCAGGGCAGAAAGCTGCAGACCTTGGAATCAACAATAAGGACTTCATCACAATTGTTGACGCACAAAAAGACCTTTCCGGCGGTATCAACCAGTCGATACAAGCAATCCTCCAGTTGCTCAACCTCGTGGAACGGTTACTGATTCTTTCTCCGCAAGAGTTAGGTCAGGCCGCTCCACGGGAAATCTCCGCAACGGAGGTAGCCGAGATAGCAAACTCTACAAACTCCGTATATAGTTTTATATCTGAAGGCATAGATGACATGCGGTCTGCTGCGAAGAAGTTAATCTATGAACATCTAATAAGTTGCAGTGAGTCTGACTTTATAGTTCCCATAAAGAGTAGGTACACTAAGAAGTCTATCGAGGAGGCTGGGTTTGTTTCCCAAACTGATGAAGAGGGCCCTGCTAGTAGGAATATCATAGGCACTCCCACGACACTTATACATGAATATATGTTTACATCTCGTGATGGTGCGGAAAGAGCAAGAGATACTCAGTCTGCTCAGGTCTTGGGTAATTTATTGCAAAGTATTTTACAGCTGGAAGGTGTAGCTCAAGGTTTGGGTAAGGAGAGAATCTTTATGATGTTTAATGAGATATTTCGCTTAAGCGGTGCTCATGACTTAAAGCTAGAAACCGATGAGTATGACGATAGTGCTGAGCAACAAAAGACTATCCAAGACGAACAGTTCTTCCAGCAATTAAAGCAACAATTCCCACAAGTTCTGCAAAGCCTGCAAGAGTTGGCACAAATAGTCCAAGGTATCGCAGGCGGACAGAAACAAATTGCACAATCTGCCGCCCAAGGGATGAAACCCGAACAGGCAGAGCAAAAACTAGAACAAGCAAACACAAACCCTGAAGCACAAACACAAGTATGAGCGAAGAAGTTCAACCTGAAGCAGAGGTCGAAGAGACCTCAGTAACCGAAGAATCCCCCGCGACCGAAGAAAAAGCATCCAATCCATTGTTTGATGCTTTATTTGAAGCAGCGGAAGAATCCCAAGAGGAGGAAGTACCTGCAGATGCACCTGCTCCTAGTTCTTTGAGCGAGGCTTTATATGACCTTGAAAATGAAGAGCCTATTGAAGAGGTTGAAGAAGAGGAGTCAGAGGTTAAAGCTGAAGAGAAAGAAGTTGGCGAACCTCCCGTTGCTGCCCGACCAAAGCGAAAGGCAAAAAAAGTAAAACAGGTAATAGACCCCGAGATACCTAAAGCAGAGCGGGAAACCAAGGTCGCATTCTCGCAACCTGAAGAGTCTGAGGATGACAAGGTAATTAAAGACTTAATACCTGAAGAGAAAGAGTATTACGATTTGGCTAAGTTTGCTGCTGGTAATATGTCCGAGTATAGGGATTTGGATAAGCAGTTCTTAGGGTTCTTTAAAAAGTCGAAGGCTTATGTAGAGAAAAGACTTAAGGAAGACCCATACGCTGACCTCTCTGATGATACTGAATACAAGCAGTTCATGGAGAAGGAGCGTCCTAAGTTTTCGCAGATTGACGCTAAAAAGGTTGAGCGAGCGATGATTACAAAGCAAGCAGAAGAAGCTGCTGAAGCAAGGGTTCGTCCGGAAGTTGAGAGGTTAAGGAAAGAGCAGGAAATGGCTCAGAAGAAACCAAAGATAGATGCTCAGAAGGCTGGCTTCAGGCA